GAGGACGTTGCCAAGGGCAAAATTAACTTATAAATATTGTATATTTATATTATATGCCCTTTAATCAAAAGTCAATACTAAAAGTTCAGAAAATTAAACATTTTTTTGTATATAATGAACAAAATGTTTAAAATTTGAGGCTTGTTTTCGCAGCCTTGATAATGCGTTTTTACCAATTTACAATTCAGTTAGCCCATGTGCATAAGCCTCAACAACAAAGGCTCTGCCGATGTTGAAGTCGTCCCTGTCTATGTGTCCGATAGCGTGGATATAAGCGTCATTGAGTTGTTCCTGAGTGAATCGTGAATTGAGGAAGATAGTATAAGAGCCATCTTCGTTACTGGTCACGGTTTCTTTAATCTTGGTAGATTTTAAATCCATCATCTGTACGTTTATATATTCCAAAGAAATCATCCCTTTCAAATGTAGTCAGAAAAACAATAACAAAATCAGTGGGATGTTTTATGTGCATTATCGTTTCTCTTTATTCTTGAGAGCCATGAGCATTGTGTGAACTGTCTCCAAGTCCTCTGGCTCTGCATCCCTTGCGGCATCGAAGAGAAGAGAGAGCTGTTTGTTCTCGAATATCTCTTGTGCTTTCTGAGCTGTTTCATCGTCAAAGTAATATGTAGGCTTGGCTGGTTCTTCATCCATGTCGAATCCCATCAACCACATAGCATTTACTTTTAAAACTTTTGCAAGTTTCGGTGCTGATATGTTAGATGGTTTATGACTACCATTAACATATTGGCTTATGGAGGGTTTGCTAAATCCACTTCTATCTGCAAGTTCTTGTGCACTCATATTTATATTATTCATAGCTTGTTTTAATCGGTTAGCAGTTGTTGGCCATTTCATATACTAAACCTCCTCTATCTATATATGCATATTTTATATTTGGATTATACAACAACGTTTAACCGAAATCAAACAAAAAGTTAAAAAACTTTAAACTTTAGGGTTGACAACTGAGTTAAACAGGGTTAAACTAGCATTAAAGTTAAACGAGGTTTAACAAATGCGAATGGAAGGAGGTACGACAATGCCATATCAGTATGACAAGCTGAGAGGAAGAATAATAGAGAAGTACGGAACGCAGGGTAATTTTGCCAAGGCATTGGGATTATCAAGTAATTCTGTATCAAAGAAGTTGAACTGTAGAACTGGATTTACTCAGGAAGAGATGAACAAGTGGGCTGAACTACTTGACATTGATTTAAAGGACTATCCAGCGTATTTTTTTGCTTAGAAAGTTAAACAGAGTTTAACCGATAAGAGAAAGGAGAGGCATGACAACAGGGAAGTTAAACAAAATACTGGAAGCACTGGACGGAATCAGTTATTTGGACTGGGTTAAGTTGGAGAGAGAAGTGAATCAGAGATTCAATGCCGATATCCGCTTAATGTCAAACACAACACCATTAAGGGATACCGACAAAGTCTTTAAGGAACTGGCTAAGTGTGATTCTAACCTTCGACAGTCTGAATAAATATAGGATTTATTCGGTAGACAACACCCTTGTAAAGAATTTTCACATAGTCAAGTTCGTAATAGGTATCTGGCTTGCGATTTTCAGGAGCGTAGATAACTGCGTTTTCTTCATACCACATATCAGGAGACTTGCCATCGTTACCTATTTTGCAATCTGGGTCATCGTTCAAACACACCCAGTTGCCAATAAGACATGCATAAATCTTCATAGTTTCACCTTCTTTCGTATGGATTGATGCTTGATGCACCTATGGAAATTATAGGGTGGAATGATGGAGACGACAAGGAGAAAGGAGGGAAGAAATGCTCAAGAAGATATACACAGAGCTGGTACAGATAAGAAAAGAGCTCCAGACAATCAGAAAGCTACTGGAGCCAAAGCCGAATCCTGTTGTCGTAATTCAGAAAGAGTATGGAGAGGAACCAAAGAAAAGATGTTGACCACGATCATTGGCATAGCCATTGGGACATTTGTCGGAAGGTTGATTTTCGACATTTGGAAATCAAGAAGGAAAGGAGATAGGAACGATGAAGACAAAGAAACTTAAGAAAGAAGTGGACAAGACGATAAAGCACCTGTGTAAGAAGGTTAGAGACGATAACTATATGTGTGACTACAAGGATTCCATGGCACGGACTCTTGACTCCATGATGAAAACAAGAGCCCGGCTTGGTAAGTCAAAAAAGACTAAGTAAGAGATTATCTAAGCTTTACGTTTACATTACAAGCTTTAATAGCTCTTTTAGATATGTTGTCATATAAAGCTACGATCTCTTCAATGGTCTTGTCTGATAAGTCCTGGTTCTGAAGGTAAAGCAGTGTCAGTGCCTCAGCCTTAGTAGCAGGAAATGTCTTGAAAGTTTCCATAGTTGCACTCCTTTCTATGTATTTAGTTATAAACATATGTTCATACCAGTATATATCGTATCTAAATATAAGGAGGTAGTCAAGTGGATAAGGAAACAATATTACAGGCTGTTGAGGGAGAAAGACTCAGACAGGGCATGTCAAAACGTAAATTGGCTGAAAAGGCAGGATTTACTGACAGGAGCTTGTACATGTGGGAATCAGATAAAAGAGGAATGACATTGACTAATGCCGACAGCTTACTAAAAGCGGTTGGGCTGAGGCTGGTCATAGAGAAAGACGTGTAAAAAATATTTGCATTTTTTGAAAATACTCGTCTGTTACATGTTGCAAAATATTACGCAAAAAGGAGGTGAGAACAACGGAAGAAACAACAATATACACAGTTGCTGAGGTAGCGGAAATATTACATACAAATGTTGCGTATGTACACAGACTTAGGAAAAGCGGACAGCTTAAATTTATGAAACTTGGAGCTTACAAAGTCCGTAAACAAGAGTTGGATAGATTCTTGGCTGAGGCAGAGGGTATGGACTTGTCAGATCCATTTAAACCACGAAGTCTGGAGGCTGAGTGAAACAAAAAAAGCACCTTTGGAATTGCAGTTCCGCCGGTGCATAGAAAAATACTCAAGAAAATCATAGCAGAAAAGGGGAAGAAAAGCAATGAAGAGAAACTTAGACACGAAGGCTGTCAAGGCGGTGTGCCTTGCGGCGATGCTGATAATACTGATCATTATGGCATATAACATCATATTTAACACGGCTTTGGTTATGGCTCTCCCGGTTGGCAGCCTCATAGCATATTTGCTTGGAACAGTATTCACAGAGCTGGGACTGCTTAACACAGTGGAGCAGATGAACAGGATTGAAGATCAGAGAGAAAGTGAACAGCCATGGTAAGTATGAAAGCCCTTGGCAGCCATGAAGAATGGCTCAGGGCAAGAACCAAGATAGGTGGGTCGGATGCCTCGGCTATTGTGGGAATGAACCCCTACAAGACCAACGTGGATCTATTTAAAGAGAAAGCCTACGGCATAGAGCCGGAGGACATATCGGATAAGCCTTATGTCAAGTATGGAACAGAGGCAGAAAAGCATCTGAGGGAGCTATTCAAGTTGGATTATCCAGAGTATCAAGTTGGGTATGTGGAAAACAACATGTTCACAAATGACAAGTACCCGTGGGCGCATGCATCTCTTGATGGCTGGCTTTTAGATCAGGATGGCCGCAAGGGTGTGTGGGAGTGCAAGACTACCAACATTCTGCAGTCAAGACAAAAGGAGAAGTGGGATCATAGGATCCCGGATAACTATTACATACAGGTGTTGCACTATCTCATGGTGACGGAATTTGACTTTGCGGTGCTCAAGGCTCAGCTTAAGTCGGAGTTTAACGGTGATGTATACCTGCAGACGAGGCACTACAAGATAGAGCGGTCGGAGGTAGAGGATGACATTCAGTATCTTATTGACGCTGAAAGAGACTTCTGGGAGTGCGTACAGGTGAGGAAAGAACCACCGCTGATACTCCCGGAGATATAGGAGAGATGCAATGTATTACAACGAATGTCCGCAATGCGGTGCTTACTTGGATCCAGGCGAGCACTGCGACTGTGAGGAAGAGAGACAGCGACAGACACAGCGTATCATGTCGATGATACGAGAGAACAAGAACAATAACCAGTATGAGCTGGTGCTGAATTAGGAGGTTAAAAATGGAATTAAGAGTTAATGAGGTAGCGATACCAGAGAAGATTGATTTTAACTATGATGAGCTTAAGGCTGAGCTTACATCTAAGGTCTCATTTTATGAGACACTTGTTTACACAGATGATCAGATCAAGGATGCAAAGGCAGACAAGGCCAATCTGAACAAGCTGAAGAGAGCCCTCAATGATGAGCGCATCAGGAGAGAGAAAGAATACATGCAGCCGTTTAATGTGTTTAAGGCTCAGATCAACGAGATCATAGGTATCATAGACAAGCCTATAGCGGTGATAGACGAACAGGTCAAGGCATACGATGAGAAACGCAAAGCTGAAAAGCAGAAAGCCATTGAAGATCTGTTCTCTCAGATAGGTTTCCAGAACTTTGTCACGTTGGAAAAGATCTGGGATCCTAAGTGGTTGAATGCATCGGTATCAATGAAGAGTATAGAAGATCAAATGAAGTCAAGAATGTATGAGATCGGCAATGGAGTGCTTACACTCAGTCAGCTCCCGGAGTTTGGCTTTGAGGCTACAGAGGTATTTAAGGAGACATTAGACATTAACAAGGCCATTTCTGAGGCTAAGAGAATGTCAGAGATCGCAAAGGCAAAGGCTGAGGCAGAGGCAAGGAGAAAGGCTGCAGAAGAGGCACGAAAAGCAGCAGAAGAGGCAAGACGAAAGGCTGAAGAAGAACGCAAGGCACAGGAGAGAGCTGCCGAGGAGCAGAGAGCCGCAATGGCACAGGCTATGACACCACCTGAGGATGCACAGCCAGCACCAGTAGAGGAATCACAGCCGGAACCACAGAAGATGGTAGTCAAGTTTGAGGTTGAACTTACAACGGATGATGCAGCAGCCTTGAGAGAGTTCTTCCAGAGCAGAAATATAACATTTAGAGCGATTAAGTAGGAGGTAACAAGATGATTAAGTCAGAAATGGGATCAGTATCAATGAGAGGAACAACACCTGTGCTTATATCAGAATTAGCACTTGCAATGAAGAGTTTAAGAGAGTCGCTTGCTAAAAGATATGGAGATGTTGCTACAGAAGAAATGATAAGCAGAGCCATGGAAGCGTCAAAAGCTGAGGGAGACCTTGACGAGATTATGAGTGACCTCATAGATGATGTTTTATTTAAGATATTGCCAAAAGCCAATATAAACAAGGACAACATAAGGGAAATGCCACAGGCTCTGAAAGAGGTACTGCACAAGATGTTAGAAGATATGATTATGCATTAGGAGGTATACAAGATGATCGTATTAAATAAAGGTTCGGTGCACTTGGATGGGTCGACAATCATGCTGATCGCCGAAATGATGACAGCTATAAGAAGCGTACGAGCCATCGTGGAAGAAGACTTTGGAACAGATGCGGCAAAGCAGATTATAGACAAGGCTGTAGAGATCGCAAAGTTAAATAGCAGCAGTATTGATATGTTAGACCTGGGGACAGAGTTAATGAGTATAGTAGCGGAGGTAGAAAATAATGGCAGTAAATAACAGTTTAGCAACAAGAGGCAAAGCACAGCAGAATCTTGGAATCACAGCATACCTTACACAGGATGCAATCAAGAATCAGATCAACAAGGTGGTTGGTGGCAAGAATGGACAGAGGTTCATATCTGCTATCGTATCAGCATACAACACCAATCCTACACTTCAGGAGTGCACGAATCAGTCGATTCTTTCCGCTGCACTCCTTGGTGAGAGCTTACAGCTTTCACCATCACCACAGCTCGGACACTATTACATGGTTCCGTTCAATAACACCAAGGCAGGCACAAAAGAGGCTCAGTTCCAGATGGGATATAAGGGATATATTCAGTTGGCTATCCGTTCCGGTCAGTATAAGAGACTGAATGTTGTCGCTATCAAAGAGGGAGAACTTGAGTATTTCGATCCTTTGAACGAGGATATCAAGGTCAATCTCATGGTGGATGACTGGGACAAGCGTGAAGAGGCTGAGACAATCGGCTACTATGCAATGTTTGAGCTTGTGAACGGATTCAGGAAGACAATGTATTGGAGTAAGGCCCAGATGCTTGCTCATGCGGACAAGTATTCACCGGCATTCTACAAGGACGCTGGAAAGGTCAAGACAAAGTATGGAGAGAAGCAGAGAGTATCATATGCGGACTATGAGGCTGGCAATTATGATCCGAGAGATTCATGGATGTATTCATCATTCTGGTACAAGAATTTTGATGGCATGGCTTACAAGACAATGCTCCGACAGCTGATCAGCAAGTGGGGAGTAATGAGCATAGAACTCCAGAAGGCATTTGAGGGCGACATGGCAACCTTGGACGCAGAAGGACATCCTACATACGTTGAGAATGATGAGTATGTGGAAGCCACAGCAACAGAGGTGAATGAGCCAGAAGCACAGGTTCCACAGGCTCCACAGGCAGAGCCACAGGATACTCAGAATAATGCTCAGAATACACAGAACAGTGTTCAGGATCCACAGCCGACACCAGCAGAAAATCCACAGCCAGAGATGAACGCTGCCGAGGCGGCACTATTCGGAAGTTTCAAGTAGGTTACATTGACATTACATAATACATCACAACACGCAGCGTAATGTCTTAGCATATATCCCTGTTGCTCTTATTTTAGGGCGACAGGGAGAAAGGAGTAACAATGGCTTGGAACAGATCACGAGCTAAATACGGCAACAGGAAAGCTGTAATAGACGGCATCACATTTGACAGCAAGAAAGAGGCACAGAGGTATACAGAGCTGAAATTGCTTGAGAAAGCTGGCAAGATAACAGGCTTGCAGCTTCAGAGAGAATTTGAGCTTATTCCAGCTCAGAGAGAATACACGAATGAGATCTATGAAAAAGAACCCAACAAGGGCAGATTCAAACCGGGAAAGCTCCTGGAGCGTAAGTGCTCATACATAGCGGACTTCGTTTACTGGGATGGATTTGAAATGGTTGTGGAAGATACAAAGGGCATGAGAACAAAGGAATACATCATAAAGCGTAAGTTGATGCTTTATAAGTATGGAATCAGAATCAAGGAGGTGTGACATGGGTGGCAGAAGCAAAATGGATAAAGCTGGCAACAGATATATTCACAGATGACAAGATTATGCTTATATCTGCTCTTCCCAAGGGAGATTCAATAATCCTCATATGGATTAAACTGTTGTGCCTTGCGGGGCGCATGAATAATAGCGGTGTATTTGCTCAGGGCGGTGTGGCATATACCGCTGATATGCTTGCTACATTGTTTGGCCAGAAGCCAGCCATGGTAAAACAGGCCATAGATATATTTGCAATGTACGGCATGATTGAGATTGTGGATGGAGTGATCACAATTCCAAATTGGGGTAAGTACCAGACGCTTGATCAGCTTGATAATAAAAAGGCTTACATGAAGGATTACATGAGAGATTACAGGGAAAAACAGAAGAGGTTAACAGGTGATGTTAATAATAAGTCTGATGTAAATGGTTGTAAAACTAACTGTAAAACTAACAGTAAAGCTAATGTTAGCCGTACAGATATAGAAATAGATATAGAGAAAGAGAGTAAAAAGAAAAATACAAAAGAAAAAGGCGGGGAGACAGTACCAAAGTCTGAACCAGTGTACAGCGATGATCCAGAGCTTAATGATGCCATTATAGAGTTCATCAAGTTCCGGAAAGGTATCAAGAAGCCTATGAGTGACAGGGCCATAACGCTGATGATGAACAAGCTGGAGTCGTTATCTCACGATAAGCATGAGCAGGTACAGATTCTCAATCAGTCGATAATGCAGGGATGGACAGGCCTGTATGCGCTTAAGGATGATGTCAAGAGTCGAGGGCAGCCACGTAGCACGCTACCGAAGCCTAACAGCTTTGCTGATTTCAAACAGACTGATAATACAGAGCAGCTTAGTCAGCTTGAGAAGATGCTTGCGGATGAGCTGAATAATAAATAACACATGAAAGGAGCCGAACCTCCGGCCGGGGTAATGCTATAGCGGGTTCCTGAGAAGTGAATGACATATAGAGAGTTTTTAGAGAGCAAGATAGAGCTTGCTACTGACAGCGGCTTTGAGGTCGATAAGAGCCGCATAAATAAAGCCCTAAAGCCACATCAGGGTGATGCGGTGGCATGGGCGCTGAAGGGTGGACGTAGAGCCTTGTTTGAGTCGTTCGGACTTGGCAAGACTGCACAGGAAATTGAATTCTGTCATCAGGCAGCAGAGCATACCGGCGGTAGAGCGCTGATAGTATTACCGCTTGGAGTTAAGCAGGAGTTTACAAGGGATGCTGTGGAGCTCCTGGGCTATGAGAAGCCTGAATATTGCCGAACCATGGAAGAGGTTGAGGCAAGCACAAGTCAGATCGTTCTGACGAACTATGAGAGAGTGAGAGACGGAGATATAGATCCATCGTATTTTGCGGCAACCTCACTTGATGAAGCATCCGTGCTTAGATCATTTGGATCTAAGACATACCAGACGTTCCTTGACAAGTTCAAAAATGTACCTTACAAGCTCGTAGCGACTGCTACACCGTCGCCGAACAAGTACAAGGAGCTGATTCATTATGCTGGGTACCTGGAAGTCATGGACACAGGACAGGCACTTACAAGATTCTTCCAGAGGGATTCAACAAAGGCAAATAACCTGACACTGTACCCGAACATGGAAGATGAGTTCTGGTTGTGGGTGAGTAGCTGGGCACTTTTCATCACAAAACCTTCAGACATCAACCCTGATTATTCCGATGATGGCTATGTACTCCCTCCGCTGGATGTGAGGTGGCACGAGATACCTATACACTACGGAGATTCAGTTGGCAGGGATGGCCAGATGGAGCTCTTCACTCAGGCAAGCACAGGACTTAAAGAGGCTGCAAAGATCAAGAGAGAGAGCATAGATGCCAGAGTCGAGAAGATGAAGGAGATAGTTGACAGTTCTCCGGAGGATCATTTCATTCTGTGGCATGACCAGGAAGCAGAAAGGCACGCTATCAAGAAAGCCCTGCCGGAGACAGTGGATATATACGGATCCATGGACTACGACCTTAGAGAGCAGAGAGTCATAGACTTCAGCGATGGCAAGACAAGGCTATTTGCTACCAAGAAGTCAATTAGTGGTTCAGGCTGTAACTTCCAGCGGTTCTGTCACCGGGAGATATTTGTTGGTATTGACTATGAGTTCAATGACTTCATACAGGCGGTGCACAGGTGTTACAGGTTCCTGCAGCAGGATACAGTAGTTATAGATATCATCTACATGGAGAATGAGCGGGAGATCAAGGATGCACTGATCGAGAAGTGGAAGAATCACAATCGCATGGTTAAGAAGATGATCGAGATCGTGAAGAAGTATGGCCTTGATTCGGCAAACAAGACGGAGAGATTAGAGAGGAAGATGGGTGTGGAAGGTACAAGAGAAGAGAGAACGGTAAGAGGCAAGCATTATGAGGCTGTGTATGGCGATTGTGTGGAAGAGACAAGGGCAATGAAAAGTAACAGTGTTGACTTGATACATACGTCAATACCATTTGGCAATCACTACGAGTATTCAGCAAACTATAACGATTTTGGGCACAATCAGGATACAGAGAGGTTCTTTGAACAGATGGACTTCCTGACGCCGGAGCTCCTGAGGGTTTTGAAGCCGGGAAGAGTTGCAGCTATTCATGTCAAGGACAGAGTGCTGTTCGGAAATGCTACCGGCACAGGAATGCCGACAGTTGAGCCGTTCCATGCAGACTGTATAGAGCATTATATGCGCCACGGATTCCAGTATTTCGGCATGATCACTGTGGTTACTGATGTGGTAAGGGAGAACAACCAGACATACCGCCTTGGATGGTCTGAACAGTGCAAGGATGGTTCCAAGATGGGGGTGGGATGCCCTGAGTACATTCTGCTGTTCCGTAAGTTGCCAACTGACAGGTCAACAGCTTATGCCGATGAACCGATAACGAAAACCAAAGATGAATACACGAGGGCACAGTGGCAGATAGATGCCCACGGATATTGGCGAAGTTCAGGAGACAGGCTGATAAGCAAAGAGGAGCTTGAGGGTGTATCTGTGGATAACTTACAGAGAGTGTACAGGCAGTACAGCAGAGAGCACATATACAACTATGAGGAGCATGTTGCACTTGCAAAGTACCTGGATACAGATGGCAGGCTTCCAGCTACATTCATGGTGGTTGCTCCGGGATCCTGGAATCAGCTTGAGGTATGGGATGACATAAACAGGATGGGGACGCTCAACACGACACAGAGCAGACGAAGGGCAACGATGCACGTGTGCCCGTTGCAGCTTGATATTGTTGAGAGGATCATCAACAGATACAGCAATCCGGGCGATGTGGTATATGATCCGTTTGGCGGCCTTATGACAGTACCGATGATGGCAGTTAAAATGCACCGGTTCGGTAAGGGCTGTGAACTGAATCCTGATTATTTCAGAGATGGTGTTGGATATTTACAGGCAGAGGAGAATGAGGTCGATTCGCCGACGCTGTTTGACTTTATGGATGGATCAGAAGCAGGCATGTAATGAACAATTTAGAGATATTTAAGAGCGCAGAATTTGGAGAGATAAGAACAGTGAATATAGATGGAGAGCCTTGGTTTGTCGGGAAAGATGTGGCTGCAGCATTAGGATATAACAATCCGCAGAAAGCGATTCGTGACCATGTTGATGATGAAGATGTGACGGTGAACAAAACGTTCACCGTTAATGGGACGATGGCAACGTTAATTAATGAGTCTGGCCTTTACTCACTTGTTATTTCAAGCAAGCTCCCAAACGCAAAGCGGTTCAAACGCTGGGTAACATCCGAGGTGTTGCCGTCAATCCGTAAGAACGGCGGATGATGAATTAATGGCCAGAGCCTTGCAGGTGGCTCAGAACAAGATACAGGAGAGAGACAAGCAGCTTGAGACCATGAAACCTAAGGCTATATTTGCTGATGCAGTAGCTGCAAGCCATACATCGATATTGGTCGGAGAACTTGCCAAGATATTGAAACAGAATGGTGTCAATATTGGACAGAACAGACTGTATGAGTGGCTGAGAGAAAATGGATATTTGATCAGGGGCAATAAAAGAACGGATAGAAACGCACCAACTCAGAGAAGCATGGACATGGGATTATTCGAGGTGAAAATCAGCACTGTTGTTAATTCTGATGGATCTGTCAGGGAGACTAGAACAACAAAGGTAACAGGCAAAGGACAGCAGTATTTCATCAATAAGTTCCTGACCGAGTAAAAGGAGAATGAGTATGACGGATTTTGAAATAGCCGCAATATACAACACCATCTGCCGACCGGGGCGGGTGGTGAAGATCCTCACAAAGAACGGAAAAGAGGAGAATGTCCCGGTGAGAGTTTGGAAGCGCTGGACAATCATCAAGGTATATGAGCACCATGTACTGATGCAGAGCGAACAGGGCTACCATGAGAGCTTCAGCAACATAAACATTAGAGAGATGATCAGGAAGGGAGAGATACGATGGAAATAGTACCAGAGAGAAAGAAGCTGCGAAAACTGTAAATACAGAGGCATGGACGAGACACAGGAACCATGCGCACACTGCACCAAGAATGCTGTGGACAACTATGAGCCGATGACTAACGGAGATTACATCCGGTCGCTCAGTGATACAGAATTGGCACAGATAATTATGTGTCCGAATGAGATAGGGTTTGATGGCAATAAATGCACAGGGCATTGTTGTGAGTGTACCCGCAGATGGCTTGAGGCGGAAAGGAAGGTTGATGAGTAGGATGTGTTACTGGAATGAAGAAAATTTTTTTGAACCAGGAGAGTTTGACGAGAAAATCGAAGAGTTAAAGAACGAGCTTAGAGAATCGGTAAAAAAAGAAATCAATGATGGAATCGAGAAACTCCGCAAAGAAAATAAGGAGCTACAGGGCATTAAGAGAAACTTCGAGTCAATAAAGAAAGACTTTGAAAAAAAGAAAGACGAGTGCGACAGAGCAATGCGGAATGCGGAAAGCAGAGCCAAGCAGACTAGGCTGAAAGAGTTAATGGAACATTTTAAGTTTACTCTTTGGGCTGTAGACTGGGACTACCAGTACAAAAAGAAATGCGATAAGTGCGACGTGCATAGAAGAATCCAGGTAGTGTTGCCATCTGGAAAAACAGTGGACGATGAGTGCAGTTGCAGAGTGAGCAAGAAGGTATATCGTCCAAAAGAGAATGTGTTATACGAGTTTAGCGAGAGAAACAGAGAGTTTGTGGCTTGGTATAGGGCAAAAGGAGATGAAGGAGAAGAGTATTTTGTCGAAGATATCCGTGCTGAATATGCAAAGACGATAGTAGATCATAACAAGGACTTCAAAGAAATAGAGGGAAAAGAATTGAGAAAAGTATTCTTCACAACGAAGGAAGAGTGTCAGGCATTTTGTGATTATTTGAACAGGGACTCTGAGGTTTTTGGGTACGATTACGACATAAATGGAAAGTTGTTAAGGGAGGTTGATGAATAATGAGGTTAATCAGTCAGAAAGGCTGGGGCTATATAGATATTGAGTATGAAAATGGAACTATCACTATGGATTATACGAGTGAAGGAACAAGAATAATATACAGTTGGAATGACGATTCAGGAGAATGTGTAATTATGGCTGAATATAGTTCTAGGAAAAAGGCAGAAAAGGTACTGGAAGATATGACGAAGATGTACGGAAGTTACATATCGTGTGAAGGCGGTCCTGGAATCCTACAGGGTAGTGGATATCAACAGGCATTCTGTTTCATACCACCGAAGGTGTTCCGGTTTCCGGCAGACGATGAAGTGGAGGTGTAAGGATGGCACAGATTCCAAATGAGATCAAACAGGATCCGAACTGGGCAAGAGCAGTTGCTATCTCAAAACAGTATGCTGTAAGCACATACCCAGCTACCTGGGTATTGAACTTTATAAACGAATGGAATGCAGCCGTGGCAAGGCTGAGAAGATAGGAGTGTGGGAATATGGAAGAGAGAGAAGCAATAGCCAAATTAAAGGAAACAACAGATTATAGATATTCACATTATGCCTATGTGAATGATACCGGAAAGGCATTTGATATGGCGATAAAGGCACTTGAGAAACAAGGACTAGAGAAACGTAAGTCAGAGAAGTCAATGAGAATTGAGACTGAAAAATTTATTGAGGAGCAGCCAACAGTCTATGATGTGGACAAGGTTGTTACAGAGCTACAGGACAAGTCATTTGAAAGGTACGGCAATTCTGGTATGGGCGGAGAGCTGGTGGTTAATTTTGATGATGCTGTGGAGATGGAGATCGTGAAGAGAGGTGGAGTGGATGAAAGTAAGTGAAATAAAACCGAATATCCTATGTCTTGAATACAGACAGGAAAAGGGAGATTCAGATTATGGTTCATGCTTATGGGCGAGATTTATGTTTAATCTTGACAGGTATGAATTAACAATTACTTCCGACTGTGGTAACTACGGATACAAATGGTATGAAACACCATCAACAGAGAGTTTCCTCGAACTCATGGCGAGATGCGAGCCTGAATATATTCTTTATAAACTTTATGGTAATGAAGATGTTTTCGACTATGAAGCTACAAAAAAGCAAATATATGATTACTGGAGCGAAGACAAAGAGGATAGGGAAAAACTTGATGATATATTCCAGGCAGTGGAGCTATATGGATGCCCGGATGATGCAAGTGAGTTTATAAGAGCGTTTGAAGATAACAACAATGACTATGATAATGTTTGGGAGTTAACAGTATACAGATATCCATCAGATGTTTTGAAAGTTACGCAAATTTTTGGTGAGTATATTAGGCCTAAAATCAAAGAAATAGTTAGCACACAGAAAGAGGAGAGTGATGAATAATGGCATACGCAGGCAAATGTGATAGATGCGGCGGGTTCTATGACCTGCCATTTGAACACGGAGCAGCAATAAGGGCAAGGGTAGTTGATGTGTTCGATGATGCAGTAGAGACAAAGGATTTATGTTCGGACTGCATGAATGAGCTCCACAGATTTCTTGACGGTGCAGAGCTCAATGATCCGGGAGTGATAGAGGATAAAGGACAGATAGGATTCAGAATGAAGATGGATCCTGACAACCATTTGATGAACAGATTCATGCGGAAGGAGTAGAAGTATGGCAAAATCAGATAGAAAGCTACACGAAGCAAGAATGGCGGGTGCTGCATGGCTGATGAATGTCATCAAGACACAGGGCATGGAAGCGGCAGAGAAAGAACTCAAGACCAGAGGAGCCATGTTTGTTCCGCTTGAGGTCAACCAGAAGCAGCTTGATGAGTCAGTATATAAGATCAAGTTAAATACGATAGACACGATTTTGATTATGTCCTGCATGGTCTTACGTGATGAGTTCGATTTTGGACAGAAGAGGCTTGATAGGTTCTGTGAAAGATTTAATTCAAAGACAGAGGCTATATGTGATGGGGATATCATATGGGATGATCTTATACAGACTTTGAAGGAAGAAACAGGTTTGGATTTCACCATCCGGGAGAACAAGTAGGAGGTGAGGCGGTGAAAGCGAAAGAATATTTGAAACAGGTGGAGCTTCTTGATGTGAAGATCAGACAGAAACAGCAAGAATACGATGAGCTTAAGGAAATGGCCCTAAGTACAGGAGCGTTTGATTACTCAAGTGAAAAAGTACAAACAAGTGTTTCACAAGATTTAATGGGGAATAAAGTTGGCAGATACGTTGATCTTGAGCGTGAAATAAAAAAAGATATCAGAAGATACACCAAGCTTAAGAATGAAATAATTACTCAAATACAGAGCCTCGGCAATACAAAGTATATGAACATATTGTACAAAAGATATGTTGAGTACAAGCGACTTAAAACGATTGCTGATGATATGAACTATACATACGAATATATAAGAAGCATGCATGGATGGGCTCTTGAAGAGTTCTCTAAAAAAATACTAAATTTATAAGTATAGCTCATAAAAAATGTAAAATTCTGTGCTTTTGTATATAGTATTACACAATCTTACATTTATATATGCTATCGTAGAACAATAAAAATATATGATTCATAAGGGGCATGACCGTTTGCCATTTCGGTTGTGTCCCTTTTCTTATGCCCAGTGGTTAAAATGTAAACTCCTAAATCGTAAAATGTGAAAATGCCGTTATTGATTCTCTCCCCCACTGGGCTATTTTGTTTGAGGTGAGGTTTGAGGTGAGATATGAGTAAGATTAAAAGATTTGAGATTGTGAGACCTGAATATAGTTTTGAATATATACATCCGATACTTGGTAGATTGGTTTTACCGATAGCCATGATAAAAGTGATGATTAAGTGCACTAAGATATATAAATTCCAGCCAACTATGAAGTTGGGTGGAGAGGTAATAAGTGTGTGTAAGCCACTATACAAGATTGTGATTCCGAAGAGAGTGAGAAAGAAAGTATAGCTTCGAACCTATATCGAAGCTAGGAAGAGGCAGATATGCAGATTGAATATGTTGATATTGATAAGTTAATACCATATGCCAAGAACGCAAAGAAGCATCCACAGGAACAGATTGAGCAGATAAAGCAATCCATCAGCGAGTTTGGATTCAATGATCCGCTTGCAATCGACGAGAGCAACGTCCTGATAGAGGGACATGGAAGGCTCTTGGCAGCCAAGGAGCTTGGATATACCGAACTGCCTTGTATAAGGCTTACGGAGCTCACAGAGCAGCAGAAGAAAGCATATATCCTGGCGCACAACAAGTTGACCATGAACAGTGGTTTTGACTTGGATTTGCTCAACCAGGAGCTTACAGCCATAGAGGATTTTGACATGGCAGACTTTGGTTTTGATGTTCCAGACCTGCTTGAGGATGATGAGGATGACGGATACTACGGCGATGAACGAGAGCGAACATACGAGGAATATAACCTTGATGATTTTGACGGAGCAAGGGCAGAGGGATTTTATCAGATGCCAATTATCGAGGCACAGAATGCAGAGCCGGATGAGCTGATATCATTCAATTATGTTCTATCCACAAAGAAGCGTAGATGTGGAGTACATTTTTACATTGATGACTACCAGTTTGAGCGAATCTGGAACAGCCCACAACAGTACATGGACAAGCTGAGAGAGTTTGACTGTGTATTTACTCCAGACTTCAGTCTGTACATGGACATGCCGATGCCTATGAAGATATGGAACGTGTACAGAAGCCGTCTCATCGGTCAGATGATGCAGGATGTGGGTATTACCGTTATACCAACGCTTTCATGGGCTGAGAAAGAAACATATACATTCTGTTTTGATGGAATACAACAGGGTGGAACTGTTTCAGTGTCAACTATTGGAGTCAAGCTGGATGACGAAAATAAGCAGATGTGGTATAATGGAATGACAGAAGCACTCAAGCGCATCAGGCCAAAGAGAGTGCTTGTATATGGCGGTGATATAGGTTATAAATTCCCTGACAGTATTCAGGTGAAATATTATGACAATAAAGCATTTAAGAGAGGTTAGGTGGGAGATATGCTTAAGGACACATTTTTACACCATATGAAGAAAGCGCAGGCATTCAGGATTGGAGATTATTTTATATATTATAGTCCGGCATCAATCGTTAATTATGATACGGATGAGGAGATAACATTCAAGAATATAGATGACCTCTATGAGAATGGAATGCTTGGAGATAAAAAACTTAAAGAGTTTTGGGAATCTGAGGAGGATGCATTTAACAATCCTTTATGTATGTGCGTGAATGACGACAGTAGTTTGTGGTTCCCGATAGAGGAAGAATAGATATTACATAGTTATAGTACGTTGGGACACTTCATTGTGAAGTGTCCTTTTTTCGTGGAGGTAAAGCAATTGGGTGGCAGAGGAGCAAACGCATTCAGGGCAAAGCAAGGAGATAGGGGGCTATCATTTTCAAATGGAAGAGGTAAGTCATCTGAGAAGTTGTTTCCTGCCTGGATGAATGGTTCAAAGAATACAGGAAGTATAGACAGGGTTATCAAGAATTTTAATGATAAGCACACCAAGAGTGGTCGAGAATGGGGAGTCCAAGTGGATGATAATGGATATGTGACACATTATTATAAGGGTTCCAGAGGTAGTGTGAGTTATGATGCATTTGAAAGCGAAGGTAAGCACTTTATACACAATCATCCAGCGAATGGATGGGGTAATTTTAGTGGGGCAGACCTTGAGACATGGGCAGGTAGTGGGCAAAAGGCGGTAACAGCAAGCAGCAGAAACGCATTGCCGCCTAGAGGTATAGATCCTAAGCTATATAGCAAAAGAAGAGCAGGAACATATACGATTAAAAAGAAACCACATTTTAAGGCTACGGAGTTCAACAAAGCCATTCATAGCGTCAAGGTAAGTAGTGACAACTATGATGCGGATCTCAGTAAGTGGCTCAGCAGAAACGCAAAGAAGTATGGATATGAATATTCATATAAGCCAGCGAAGAATAAGGTGTAAATAGATTGATATGAAAGGCAGGTGAAACGGATGGGAAAGAGCTTTAAGGACATGACAAAAGAAGAGCTTCAGGAAGCGGGCAAGAAAGGCGGCGTCAAATCAGGTAAGACAAGAGCTGCAAAAAAGCAGATGAAAGATGCCCTTGAGACTATCCTGTCCATGAGCCTGCATAAAGGTGCTGTGGTTAATATCGACAAGATAAAGAACATAGCAGATATAAAGGGCAAGAACATCACGGTCCAGGACGCTGTACTCATAGCACAGGTCCAGAAAGCTCTCAAGGGCTCAATTGCCAGTGCTGAGTTCATTAGGGATACAGTGGGGCAGAGGCCTGAGGATATTATCAATCTGAATACCGAGGGCGAAGATATGACATTGAATATAAATGTGTCGTATGGTGATGAAACACCTCTGGATAATTCAGAAGTGGAGGATATGGCAGACGATGAACATTAAAGTTGAGCTTAATCCTGCATTTAAGGAAGTGAACAGGAGCAAAAGAAGATATATAGTGATGAAAGGGTCGGCTGGATCCGGAAAAAGCGTTGACACAGCCACAAACTATATATTGAGACTGCTTCAGGATCCAGGCAGGAACTTATTATGTGTAAGAAAATCAGATATAACGAACAGAGATAGCACTTTTGCAGAATTGCAGGGTGCTATTTTTCGTATGTTCGGTGATAAGTACGAGAAATACTGGACCATCAAGCAGAATCCGCTCATGATCGAATGCAAGGCAAATTGCAACCAGATCATATTCAGAGGGGTAAATGATGATAAACAGCGTGAAAAGCTGAAATCTATCACATTCAAGCGTGGAAAGCTCACGGATGTATGGATAGAAGAGGCAACGGAGCTCATGCAGAGTGATTTTGAGATTATAGATGACCGTCTCAGAGGTAAGCTGCCACCAGGGCAGTTCTACCAGATCAAGATGACATTTAACCCTGTATCAGCGACACATTGGATAAAGAAAAACTTCTTTGACATCGAGGACGAGAATGTACTGACACATTCAAGCAACTATGTCAACAACAGGTTTATTGATGCGGCATACAGGGCAAGAATGGAGAGACGTAAGAAGGTAGATCCGGAAGGATACAGAGTCTATGGACTTGGGGAGTGGGGCGAAGTTGGAGGACTTATCCTTACAAACTATGTTGTTGAGGATTTTGACACAGATCATAGCAACTTCGATTATGTAGTGAATGCACAGGATTTTGGATTCAATCATGCAAATGCTTTGCTTGAGGTAGCTTTCAAAGATGGCGAATTGTACATATGCAAAGAGCTTTATGTGTATGAGAAGGACACGAACGAGATCATACAGATGGCGGCTGAAAAGCAGTTTGATAAAAAGCTAAATATGTACTGTGATTCAGCAGAGCCGGACAGAATCAAGATGTGGCAGAAAGCCGGATATAAGAGAGCCAGAGGCGTCCTGAAAGAGCCGGGAAGCGTACATGCACAGATAGATTATCTGAAGCAGATACCCAAGATACATATACATCATAGCTGCACAAACACATATGACGAGATCAGACAGTGGAAATGGCAGCTTGACCAGAAGACAAACGAGTACACCGATGAGCCTGTGCCGTTCTTTGACGATGCCATGGCGGCTCTCAGGTACTCAATAGAGGATATACGAAGAAACAGCCGTGTTAAGTCAAGGAAGAGACCAAAGGGCTTATAAACACGGCAGAAAGGATATATGAACGATGGCAATATACATAGATCCGGCAATGGTGCCGGACTTAGACAACATAGATTCAAGGGTATTCAAATACCTCATACAGAAGCATAAAAGACAGCTTGCCAGATGGGTTAAGTGTAAGGATTACTACGAGGGCAGACATGATATTCTTGCACGCAAAACGGATGATGACGATGATGTTGTAAGGTTCAATGTCAACTATGCTAAATATGTGGTTGATGTCGGCCTTGGCTATTATCTCGGTGAACCGGTCAAGTACAACAGCGACAAAGCGGATAAAGCGGACAAACAGCGCAAGGAGCTTGAAGGTGGTGTGAAAGCATCTATCAGGAATGGAAGCGTGAAGCTGTATGATCCTGACTTGTCCCAGAAGCTTGATATAAGCCGCATACAGGACGTATACGACAATGAGACTATATCAGAGATAGATTCCAAGATAGGTAAGGCTATAGGCATATATGGCGAAGCCTATGAGCAGTTATATGCCAACAGCGATGAAAACCCAGAGCCACGAAGTACAGTAGTGAGTCCTATGAACTGCATCATGGTTCGTGACAATACAGTGGAGCATAATAAGTTGTTTGCAATCATTTACGAGATACAGGAAGATCTGAATGAATCAAAGTATTATTCAATCACTGTATGCAACGATCACAACACAAAAGAATACAGGAGTCGTGATCTTGATAATTTTGAGTTCTATCTTATTGAGGGCAGCGAACAGGAGCATTACTTTGGTGAGGTTCCTGTGGTGGAGTACCAGAACAACGAAGAGAGACAGGGTGACTTTGAACAGATCATTCCTATGCAGGATGCACTCAACGAGCTTTTCAGCGACCGAGTGACAGACAAGAAGAAGTTCGTCAATTCGATACTTGCCATGTTCGGTATGACATTAGATGACGATGACGAGAAAGAACTGAAGAAGAACCGCTTCATTGATGGCTTGCCACTGGATGGAAAGATAGAGTACATACAGAAAGCATTTGATGAAAACAGTGTTTCAGTGCTCTGTAATGATATTATCCGTGAGATACACAAGATGACCCTTACAGTTGATATGACAGATGAGAACTTTGCCGGTAACAGCTCGGGACAGGCCCTCATGCTCAAGTTGATGGTTATGAATATGCTTGTGAAGAACAAGATGAGGAGCCTTGAGAAAGGTCTCAAGAAGAGATTCGAGATGTACAACCACTGGCTTAATGTCAAGGGTGAAATGTCTCTCATAGACAAGAAAGAGCTTGATGTTGTATTCACAGTTGCAATGCCAATAGATAAGCCAACAATCATCAATATGGTAACTCAGCTCAGGGGCATAGTGGACGATAAGACACTTCTTTCACAGCTCTGGTTCATCAAAGATGTTGATGAAGTTATAGAGAATGTGAAGAAGCAGAAAGCCGAGGAACAGCAGCAGTACCTTGCCACGTTTGGCGGTCAGCATGCACAGGATATGGAGACACCTATCAAGGATGACAAAGAAAAGGATCCCGAGAAAGAGTAGGTGATCTATGAGCGACAACTATTGGGAGAAAAGAGCCGTAGATCTTGAGAAACTTACTCAGGACAAAGCCGATGTTGATATCATGCATGTAAACAAGCTCTTTGATGGTGCTGTGGACATTGTGGAGAAACAGATAGAAGAGATATTTGGTAAGTATGCACGTGATTCAGGAATAAGCCAGGATGCCGCTCTGAGGCTTCTTAATGAGAAACAGACGGAGACTATGCGCCGCAATCTTATGATCACACTTGCACAGTGTCAGGAGGAGGTAGCTAGGCAGGCTAAATTCGCAAGGCTCAATGCT